AGTATTTAAGTAAAATAAGAAAACACTTATGAACGCATGGCAAATAAAAGCCTTAATGGAATGGTACAAGATGTTAGAAGGTTCTGCCAAAGAAGAGCAGGAGGCTGAATTTGATCGGCAATTAGAATTAGAAGATGCAGATACCCCTATGGGGCGTTTGGATGCTGAGAATCCTTATGTAGACCAATCAATATTAGAATACCGCGCTATGGGTGATTGGCAGAAATTCCTGCAAACCCCATTAGGAAGAAAATTTACAGAACGTAAAAATAGGGGTATATCTTTTGATAAGAACATGGCCTTATCGAGAAAGGAGATAGAACGGAGTGAGCAACTAGAGCGTGACTACGGACATTTAATACCTAAAGAAACAGACATAGGCAAGCTATCCGCTCTTGAACGCTATGATGCGAAAATAAGAGAGAGAGTTTTAAAAGATCGCGCAAAATGGGAAGCAGACAGGGCATTTAATCTTCCATATGAGCAAGAAAGGGATCGAAGGTATGAAGTAGAAGGCCAACCACATCTCCTGCAAGAGCAATTAGTATCGACACTTGCAAAGGCTGATGAACCTCTTCCTAGAACTGGTAAGGAACTTGAAGTCAGGCCACCACAAGCCCCTGTTACCCGCTATCCGGGTACTCTTTCTGGTTATACTACTCCTAAGACCACGGTTCCATCTTCATATGCTATACCACAAAGAGGCATTGAGCCACCTGATATCCATGTTGACCCAAGTGGTCAAGCAAGGATAGTAAGTGATTACTATGACAGCATAGTAAATTACAGGAAGAGTAAGACTGGTGAAGCGGCAAAATACATGGAGTCTTTCGATCCTGTAGAACAAGCGCGTAGGGTAGGGGGTGCTGAACAGGCAGCACCTCCAACTGCTGGGCCGTGGCATGAGGTAGCCGGTTATCCACCGCCTCAGACAACTGGATATATGACAGAAACACAAAAGAGGGCTGCACATCTAAGAAAGGCTCTTGCCGACTTAAAAAAGAGAGGTGCTAGATTAGGTGGAGCATTTAGATTTAGGGGAGGAGGAGGTTCACCTACTGGTAACCAACCTCTTATCGGCCCTGCCATGCCTAAACTTTATAGGCCACCGCAGAGATTACAATGATAACAGGTAAACAAGAAAAATTCATAGAGTCGTACTGTAAAAGCGGTAATGCTACACAAGCCGCCTTGGACGCTGGCTATTCAGAGAAAACCGCAAGACAGCAAGGCCATCAACTAAAGAAGACTTTCAAGAGTCAGATTGATACCTATGTTGTGGATAATATGTCAGACGTTATTCCTGAGAACCTTTCCATAGTGCAGGAACTGGCCCGAAACAGTCCTTCTGATTCTGTCAAACTTAGTGCTGCCAACTCCCTACTAGACAGGGCTGGCTTGAAACCCATAGAAAGGATTGAGACAACTAATACGGATAGCCTATCTGTAGATGAAATTAAAAAGGAAATAGATGCTCTCAACCGCCTCACCTTTAACTGAAAAGGAGCGAGATCAAGCAGTATTAGAATTAACAAAATCTGTTTACCAGAAGGTAAGGTATAATAGAATTGATGCTTACGATCCCTATCCTTACCAGACCAAGTTCCATGAGACAGGAGCAAACGCCAACCAACGGCTCCTGATGGCTGCTAACCGCATAGGCAAGTCCTATTGCGGTAGCATGGAATTAAGTTACCACTTAACAGGAATCTATCCTGAATGGTGGAAGGGGAGAGTCTACAGCCAACCTATCATTGCATGGGCTGGTGGCGTTTCAAACGAAACCACTAGAGACATTGTTCAGTTTGAACTCCTTGGCTCCCCTGATGACCCAGAGGCTTTTGGAGCAGGTACAGTTCCAAGAGACAAGATAGTAAAAACAGAGAGGAAACCCGGCGTCCCTAATGCGAAGAGTGTTGCCCTTATTAGGCATGTGACTGGCGGCAACAGTTCTCTCTTCTTTAAAGCCTACGAGATGGGTGTAGAGAAGTGGCAGGGAAGAAGTGTAGACTGTATCTGGCTGGATGAGGAACCGTCCAGAGACATCTACTCCCAAGCCGTTACCAGAACCCTTGATAGGAAGGGAATGGTTTATATGACCTTCACCCCTGAAGCGGGGATGACGGAAACCGTCGCATCCTTTATGAATAATCTTCAGAGTGGTCAGGCATTAGTAAATGCCACATGGGATGACGCTTCTGAGAAAGTAAAGTCCATGAATGGAGAGAGTGGTCATCTAAATGAAGTCGTAATGGAGCAGATTCTCTCCTCCTACTCTCCGCATGAGAGGGAAATGCGTAGATATGGTAGACCTTCTATTGGTTCTGGTCTTGTCTTTCCTATTCAGGAAGATAAAATAATGACCGACCCAATAAATTTGGAGAAGCATTGGCCTAGAATAGCGGCAATAGACTTTGGTTGGGATCACCCTACGGCAGTTGTATGGTGTGCAGTAGACAGGGATGAGGATATATTCTATGTATACGACTGTTACAGGGCGGCAAAGGCATCTCCTTCTGTACATTCTACGAATATTCGGTCAAGACCGCACTTTATTCCCATAGTCTACCCACATGATGGAAATAGAAGGGATAGTATGGGTAATCCGGGTCTAGCAGACCAATATCGTAACCTTGGCTGCAATATGATGCTGGATCACTTTACAAACCCACCCGCTTTGGGAGAAAAGAAGGGTGGTAATAGTATTGAAGAAGGTTTAATGGCAATGGTACAGGCTATGGAGAACAATAAGTTCAAAGTATTCTCTACCCTTGGTGACTGGTTTGAGGAATTTCGGATGTACCATAGGAAAGTAGGAAAAGTTGTTCCATTCAGGGATGATCTTATGTCTGCAAGTAGGTATGCTTTCCAATCACAGAGATTCGCTGTATCTGGCGAAGACCCCACATGGACAAAAGATGTTGAATACAAGAACTATGGAATTATTTAATGGCGAAAGAAAAAATCACTGAGGAAGAATTAGTAGCCAGAATCAGGAGCGAGGTTACAGACGCTCTAGGATATGGTGATACTATCTCCAGACAGCGTGAACAGGCTATGGAGTATTACTATGGTCAACCTTTTGGAAATGAGGTCGAGGGTCGATCACAGTTTGTAGACTCTACAGTAGCAGACACTATAGAGTGGATTAAACCATCTCTAATGCGTGTGTTTGCCTCTGGCGATGAAATGGTAAAATTCACTCCTCATGGCCCAGAAGATGTGGCTATGGCGGAACAGGCTACTGATTATGTAAACTATGTATTTACTAAAGATAATCAGGGCTGGGAAATTCTATACTCATGGTTCACTGACGCCCTTCTTTCCAAGAATGGGATAGTAAAAGTATGGTGGGATGACTACGAAGAATCCACAAGGGAAGAGTATCAAAGACTCACCAATGATGAGTTTAATTATCTCATCCTTCCAGAAGGTGTTGAAGTTATTCAACATACGGA